GTGGACATGGCGGCTGCTCGTTAATATCAGAGTTTATAACCATCGTCATCATCATCTAAATTCGGTATATCTACCCAATAATCGTCCGCCTTCAGAGATATTAAACTAGTATGCACGGTCGCCTGCCTCGCAATAGCCTCAGGAGTCAGATTATAATCCGTTGCGACCTCACGCATGGCCTCTCGCATTCTCTCTGTGGGTTCTCTGTCGGTACTCGCACAGGATTGTGAGCAGTATGGGCCGCGTTTTCGGTACTTTTTCTCGCAAAATTTACAGTTCTTTTCTTTGTATATTCCGGGCATTTTATGTCAGGCTGGTTACTACCTGATCCGCAGTATATTATTCTGTTTATTATATGTATTGCAGCATATTATACTGTAGCGATGTTCTTTTTCTTTTTACTCAGTTTCTTTCTTGCTCTATACTTAGCCCAATATTCTTTGGTATATTCTTCTTTGAATAATAGAAAGGATAGATTTGGTCTCTCTACTAATGCCTTTCTAAATGCATTGCCCAGCATTGTTGGTGTGATTCTTCTGGCATTTCTCACACCTTTGGTTATGTCTCTTGATAGGTCGTTGTCCGGTCTAACTCCGGAGTCTTTATATGAATTCATTTGTTATTTCCATGGTACTTTAGGTTTCTTTTTCAATCTTTCTTTTACCGCAGGACATTTCTCTAAAACTAGTATTCGGTCTATATGCCATACAGAGACATTATACTTACCACTATTTTGATTCAGAATACCCGTCTTACATGGCGGACCAATATATTCTTCAAATAAAGATTTAGTCCAACCTCTATTCATAATAGCAGTTTTGGTTAAGTGTTTATAGCTACCGAATGTCATCAATAATCCTCTGTAAATTTATGTTTGATTATGTGATATATCAATTGGAGTTTGAATTTTCTGTGAAGCGTGATATAAAAGATTCTTGAAAGCAACTAAACTCTCTACCTTGTTCATTACGGTAATGTATCCAGATATTATCATTTAATATGGCTGTTTGTAATACGGTAAATTTTCTACCTTCTCCATCACACCAACAGCTATTGAGTTTAATTTGTTGGTTCATTCTTTATCCTCTATGCACGGAAGAAATAGGCTAATACTAGCATACCAACAATGACTAGCACAACATTACCAATAGCTAACCATTTCTTAATTGGATCAGGAGTATGGTGTTTCTCTATAACTTTATATTCATCTGACATATTACTTTCCTTTTATTGTTTAATTTCTCAGTCGTTTCCACATATATCCTTTGAAGTCTTTGTTCTATTATTACTTCTTGCTCTGATTTCTTTCACGCAATAACCTGCACCATCCGAACCAGTAACATTGTCACCCATTATTCTGTCAGCTATGTCATCACACAACGCAGCACAGGCCTCACGCTCATCTTGGCGCACTAGCTCGGCAAAGCGTTTGATGATATCTTGGTCTATAGGCTTAATCATTTGACTGCCAGTTGGTTCGTTTACGCATACCCACAGAGGCAGTAACTCCGCTTGTTCAGCCAGCTCTTTCAATCGCTCGTTCATAATATATCCCTTATTGTGTAGTATATTCTAATGTTATATTAGCCATTTGGCCATTTACAAAGGAAGCGGTGTATTCTTCCCATTCACTATATTCTTTATTCATACTACGGTAAAAGTTGATACTACCAGTAAAATCATCGCATAATACCCAGCGTTCATTATCTTGATACAGGTACCCACCTAGAAAATGGTCAGTAGTCTCAACCCAATGAGCATCATATTCTTCTAGCCAAAGCTTTGCATGGCCATCGTTTTGGTCTATTTCTATCTTATATTCATGCAAAGCCTGATCGGGTGTATCTTTGCTCTGATACTGAATATCATTGTAGTAAATATAATCAAACATTCCCATTATGTAATCCTCATGTTAAAACCATACTCTTTGAAATAGCTATGATTTTTTGAATTTCTGCTATATCAGGCCTATCCATATATGACCCAAGATAAAAGCCTTCAATATTTACCAACCCTCGCAATTGTAATGACATGGCCACATAGACATATTCATTCTTATTATATCCCATCTTGTGTATATGTTGGATATATTCTCGCAAATTACCTGCAACAACGAATTTCATTCTTCATCCTTTATACATTTCATATGTTCCCGCTGCTCAAATTTCTGCTCTTGCATAGTCTTTTCACCCCATACCTTACGAGGGTTCATGCACATAAAACATTTAGGATCACCACAATTTAAGGCATGCATCTTGGCGTATCTATGTGGTTGTGAAACATCAAGATCGGATGTTTTTGCAATACGAAGTTGTTTATCAATCTTTTTTTGTGTATTATGTAGACGCTTGGATACATATTCTTTTATATCACTATCTGCCATTTGTTTATCTCACTTTTTTCAACCAATTCTCAATCATTCTCTGTGTTTTACTCACCAATTGGTCAGCGTGTAATTGATAGGCTAATATCTCATTCAAATCTGCTGTGTCCATTTCACCACCATAATCATCACCTGGCCATTTTTGAATCTTATATAGACCATTCTCTTGTGTAATCTTATATCTTGTTTTCATAGTTTTAGCTCTGTAAGTTCTCCATTAACACCAATATCACCACGAATAAAAGTATTGAATGAAAGGCTGGTTCTAAGGTTCTTGCCTTGTTTCTGTTCAACCATATGCTGTAGCTCAGACGGAAACATAATAAGGGCGCCTGTACCGACAGGGAACCACCATGATTCTGAATTGTATAGATTCCATGTGGCTATATCAGGTTTGATTCTCTTGTATGCATCGGAACTATAAAACATAATCTTGTCCTTGTCTTTATCAGAATCAAGGTACAATACACCAGAGACCATACTATTTGGGTGTGCATGGCGATGGTGAAACTCACCAGGCTTTGTATAGTTAATCCATGATTGTGTGATATAAGGCTTGACCTTATCTTTCACACACAGTATATTGAAGTAGAATTCATTGACATATACATCCAATATCTTTTTGATATCCACCAACTCAGGTTGATTTAATATGTAATTATCGGCAGTATTAACATTGCCGTTATTCTTTACAGTCTTGGATTGGTGTTTCTTAAAGAATGCCAATTCTTCTTTAGTGTATGATCTACCCATTTCACCAAACATAACAGGTGTCGGGAATAGGCCATGTATAATTGGTGTAATCATAATATTCCTTTTTCAATCATTATATCATACTTTTCAGTTTTGTGTGGCAATAATGCAAAAAACCACCCGTGGGTGGTTATTCATGCCTCAATCGTTTCCTGTGCGTCTTTTGATATAACATAATTAATATACTTAATCGCATCTCTTTCATTATCATAATATTTAATAATTGTTTGGCCTGTGTGCATACTCATAAACACCAAAAGTATGTTAATATCCAAATACAAAGAAAACTTAATAGCCCAACCATTGCGTATGATTGGGCTAAAGCTTCGGGAGCTACTCTTTATGTCCTGTAGTAATACCGACCTTAAACTTTCCGGATTTAACGATTTCTTTTGCATTTACATTTGTTTCTTTTACAGTATTAACAAGCTTACTTGTATATGTAGTAAATGTAGAATTTGTTAATTCGTCAAATGATTTGATGTTAGACAGCTGAAATGCCTCAATAGTATCCAATACTGCCTCAGCATAGGCCTTATTCTTGGCGTCAAATTGATTGACCATTGATTGTGGGTTAAACATATTAAACATGGTATTTTCCTGTTCTGATGTATTCAGCTCGTTTCATTCTTGCTTCAATGATTGCGCCGAAGAATATTTTAAAAAAGTTTTTGATTGATTGCATGATATTCCTAGTTAAATTTGGTTTGCGTATAAATTCTCATTAAATTCTCAACCTCTGAAATAGTTTGAGGATTACTCTTTAGAATAAATGCCTCAAACTGACACTTTGGTTTTAAATAAGATAAAAGTTTCTTAATCATAATTGTCCTTACTAAGTGTTTATACTAGTATTTAGACAATATTATGTTGCAAATGCACAATTCTCTAGGTATATTTGAAATTATCTCCTATCTTCAGCATCTTCAAATTTCATCTTTGCCAGAATATAATCCTTTACAAGGCTACTACGGACAATATCATCAGCAGTAAATTCAATACGAGTGAAGGCTGACATATGCATGGCAATATCAAAGAATTTTAGAATGCCTGACATATCATTCTTCTTCTTATTCAGGTCAGTTTGCCTATAATCACCGCACCATATAATCTTGGACATATGTCCGACTCTGGTCATAACGGTATCAATTTCTTCATAGGTAAGATTCTGCATTTCATCCACAATAATAATAGCATTATCAAAGGACATTCCACGGATAAATGATGTGGATATGAATTGAATATACCCTTGTTCCTCAAGACGATCCCATGCGTCCTTGCGACCAAATAGAGTATCACATATCTGAACATAGGGCTGCTGATATATTTCCATTTTCTCATTTACATCACCAGGTAAATATCCCATATCTCTTGATTGTACGGCAGAGCGAACAACAATGATTTTATTGAATGGGTTGGATTTGTCCATCACCTCTTCAATTGCTTTATATAATGCACAGAATGTTTTACCAGTACCAGCCACACCATGTAATGCTACAAAGTAATCACCTCTTTTGTAGGCATCAAAGAATAATTTTTGGTTTTGTGTGAGAGGGTCAAATGTTTTAAGGTCATCTATTCTTAACCTTAAATGGTTGGATGGTTTTGGTGCTGGTTGTTTAAGTTCTACAACATTTTCATGAGCTAAGTTGGTTGCTTGTTTGCGAGCCATTTATTTTTCCTAATACATGAGTTTTGTGGATTTTACAGGTTACCCAAGAGTTCCAATATTGTTCACTTAATAAAGCATGACGATTGAATATTTCCCAAGTTTCCCAGTAATTGCAAGCTGATCTAGTTTTACACAAATATAATATTTCTCTTGTATATTGATCCTCCCCATTTTTTATAACTTCTTTCTGTAATTCCTCATTACTTCCCCAGTAATTTAGCCAATCACTGGCCTTTCGTATTTTTTTCTTTTTACCTTTGATTTGACGATAACCAGCCTTGGTAAATAGTTTTTTACCAATATACTTTTTACCTGTTTGATGGTGTGTGATTAAGTAAACATAACCTACATTATCGGCTATATGTTCTTCTTTGAATTCTTCTGCTGTATTATGATAAAACCAAGTCAATCAATAATCCTCATCTTGTTCCAGTTCTTCTTCCAGTATATATTCTGCACAGAACGGACAAAATTTAGGTTCATCTTCACAATCTAATTCATCATAATGTATGGTAAATTTAGAATCACAATTAGAACAATGGTGCTTCACTATTTTCATTTATTTTCCATATTAATTGTTCTATAATTCGCTATTGCTGCCTTGATAGCATCTTCAGCCAATATTGAACAATGTATCTTTACAGGTGGTAGTGCCAACTCATGAGCTATTTCAGTATTTTTAATTGTACCGGCTTCATCAAGAGTTTTACCTTTGACCCATTCAGTAACCAATGAGCTTGATGCAATAGCAGAACCACACCCATAGGTTTTAAACTTTGCATCTTGAATTAGTCCTGTAATCGGGTCAACCTTAATTTGTAATTTCATCACATCACCACAGGCCGGTGCACCAACCATGCCAGTGCCAATGTTCAAATCACCCTTAGCAAATGAACCCACATTTCGTGGGTTTTCATAGTGATCCAATACTTTTTGAGAATATGCCATTATTTTTCCGCCAATGTAGGTTCAACTTTACGCCGACTTATAAACCAACCGATAAAAGCTAGTATAATAAAACCTATGAGTAATGCCAATAGTATATTACCAAATGCCGCACTCATACCTAAACTACTAGCCAACCAAGCCAGACCTAGACCAGCAGCAACACCACCCAACATGGATCCCCAAGGTTTAGATACAGGTGTGGCCACAGGAGTAGGTGCTGCCGGTGTCGTTGCAGATTTTGTTGGTGTAACATCTTTTGTGACCGGCGCAACATTTTTATTTGTCACATTTGTAGATTGTTTACCCACACTTTTTCCACTGCCCATACGATTTCCGGCTTCAATGCTAAAACTAGTAAAAGTCATTACACTTACGAATAATAATACTATTAGTTTTTTCATTAATTTTTAGGGTGTTTTCCACCGCAAACTGGACAACCTTCGTCTGTATTTTTCATATTATTTACCAAAATATGATTTAAGCTTTGCCTGTGCGGCTACAGCCCAAAATGGTTGTGGAAAATTCCAACCAACAAAAGCACCAACTGCGACCCAAAATAGAATTTCTAGCATTTAAATCTCCTTGTTATACTGCGAACGATGAACCACAACCACACTTACTGGTTGAGTTCGGATTTTCAATTACAAAATTAGACCCACCCAATTCTTGTTTGAATTTGAGTATGGCACCAGTTAAATATTGCATTGAAATAGCATCAACTAAAACACCTACCTTGTCACTAATCACGAAGCTGAAATCGTCATCTTGTTCTTCTTTATCCCATGTAAATCCATATTGAAAGCCTGAACAACCACCACCTTGTACGAATATTCTCAATCCTCTGATGGTTGAATCATTTTCATCAATATATAAATCATTTATTTTGTCTTTTGCTGATTTCTCTATTGTTATCATATTAGTTACACCATGATTGTTTAGCTTCACCATAGTATTCACGAGCATAACCATTTTGAATTAGTAATGCTCTGAGTGATTGGCCATCCAATATAATATCACCCAGCACACGGCCACCATACTTGTCCCATGACATGATAGTAACCAATCTTTGTTTACTTGCGTTGATTACTTTCTTGGTGAATTCGCTTGCAGCTTCACCTCTTGCTGCTTCTGATGGACATTGTGCTCTAAATCCTTTCTCTGGTGTATCAACACCATAGACACGGACAGATAGAACAGGTTTCAAAGGTGCAGGTAAAAATGTGGCCTGAAACTCTACAGTATCACCATCAACCACACGGGTCAATGGAAATTCATAGGCTACTGAGGCTGGTTGTTTTTGTGCCAATGCCAATACAGGCATCAACAGAAAAATTACTAATAGTTTTTTCATTTTAGTCCTTGTGGGCACTACCCCATACATTGTCCCATGTACCACTCAATGCACCCTTCGCATAATCGGTAGCACGATTCTCAAAGAAATTAGTATGAGTCGGTGCGTTAATCATTGTTTCTACCCATGGTAGAGGGTTGCGCTTGACTTTGAATATGCCTTTCATGCCTAGGCCAATCAATCGTCTATCAGCTATATATCTAATATACTTTTTAAGCTCATCAGCAGTCAGGCCTTCCATCTGATTCACACCAAAGGCTAGGTCAATGAACCTATCTTCAAGTTCAACCATTTTCTCTGCAATGGTGTAGATACTTGATTTGAGTTCATCATTCCAAATCTCGGTGTTCTCATTGATATAAGTTTTAAATAACTTCATCATATTCTCAGAGTGCATGGTCTCATCAACAATAGACCATGTAACAATCTGACCCATACCTTTCATCTTACCATGCCGTGGGAAATTGAGCAACATAACAAAGGAACTAAACAACTGCATACCCTCTGTGAAGGCTGAGAACACCGCAATATGCGTTGCAGTATTCTCTTTTGTACCATTCTTATCTGAAATGTCCAAGACATAATCATGCTTGTCCCTCATCTCCTGATATTCCATAAAATCATTATAGGTTGTATCAGGAAGGCCTAATGTTTCAATCAGGTGTGAGTATGCAGCAATATGTAATGCCTCACGAGCCGCAAAACCCAAGAGCATCATGCGGACCTCTGGTTGAGGGAAATATGGTAGATAGTTCTTTACATAACCACCTGCCACATCAACATCACCTTGCGTAAAGAAGCGGAAGATATGTGTTAGAAATTGTTTCTCACCATCAGTTAATTTCTTTTTCCAATCTTTAACATCTTCAAGCATTGGCACCTCAGTATGTAACCAATGGCTCTGTTCGTGTTTTAACCATGCATCATAGGCCCACGGATAATTGAACGGTTTGAAACTATTTCGTGTATCTGTTAATTTACCTTCTATTTTTTTAATCATCTTTTTTCTCATACATTACGGTGTTTGTGTCTCCTAATGCCCATTTAGCATCGGTCTCTACAGACCATCGTTTTGTTGCTACATGGAAATCTGGC